TCAACGTCCCCATGTTGATAGACAAGCTCGACGCGATGAGCGCGGTAAACGGAGGTATGATTAAGCAAAATAATTAAAAGATGCAAAAAAAGTGCAAAAAATCAGCCGATAATCTGTGGTAAAATGATATTGTGGAAATGTAATAGATAGACTATTTGTTATCTCCTTATACCTCTTTTCCTTTCCGGCGGCGGGGGCGGCTTACGGACATTTTCTCTATTTTTTGTCATAGAACCTCCTTTTCTTCCTTTCTTAATTTCACGTTCCCTTTCCGCGCTCCCGCCGCGAGTAAGCAGGCAGCTGAAATATGCTGCTTGCTTATTTTATAACTTTTTTCAGGTAACAGCCGAATGAGTGAAGCACTTAAACGCATGGCAGCAGAATACCGCGCTAATGCCGGTTTGCTGCTTAAACGCATAAACGAATTAAAATCAGAGCTTGCACGAACTGATTGTAAAACGTCCGACTGGACGCGGCTGCGAGGCAGGATAATGATACTTGAAAGCCTGTACGCCGATAGCATCAGTACAGCAAGGTATTTAGAAAACTATCATGGGGGTAACTGACATGAGGTGGTGAATGTGGTAAAGCTAACTGAAAAGCAAAAGCGTTTTGTGCAGGAATATCTTGTGGATCTTAATGCTACACAAGCTGCCATCCGCGCCGGATATAGTCCGAAAACAGCAAATCGTATCGGGTCGCAAAACTTGTCAAAAGTTGATATTCAATCTGAAATTGAGAAACGGCGAACGGCGCTACGGAGCAAATTAGAAATTACACAGGAAAAAGTATTGCAAGAGCTTGCTGCAATCGCCTTTGCTAACGGCTATGATTTCGCACAGGTAATTAAACCGGGCGTTGTTCGCATTATACCAACAGAAGAAATACCACAAGATAAACGCAAAGCTGTTGCGTCAATCAAAGAAACAGCAAATGGCGCAGAAATAAAGACTTACGACAAAGTACGCGCTTTAGAGCTTTTGGGCAAGCATCTCGGCATATTTGATAGCAATAACAATACTACTACCGAACAAGAAAACAATATTTTTGAAGTGATTAACCAAAGCACTAACGGAGAGCTGAATACAAGTGCAATATCAGAAATTGAGTACACGCCAAAACCTAACAATGACATGGTGGAATAGACCGGGATTTAATAGCTACGAGGGCATTATTTGCGATGGCTCTATTCGTTCCGGCAAAACTGTTGCCATGACGGTTGGTTTTATCATGTGGGCAATGTTTAATTTTGATGGGCAAAATTTTGCGCTTTGCGGCAAGACCATAGAAAGTTTGCGCCGAAACGTAACCAGTAATCTTTCCACATGGTTGCGCGGCGTGTTTACTTTCAAAGAACATCGTACAGAAAACAAAATTGTGGTACGTGCCGGTAGCAAGTCGAACAGTTTTTATTTGTTCGGAGGCAAAGACGAAAGCTCGCAAGATTTAATACAGGGTATTACGTTAGCTGGTATTTTGCTTGACGAAGTTGCTTTGATGCCGGAAAGCTTTGTTAACCAAGCAACTGGTCGTTGCTCGGTCACGGGTAGTAAGCTATGGTTTAACTGCAATCCCGCGAGCCCGTCCCATTGGTTTTATACTAAGTGGGTTTTGGAAGCAAAAAAGCGGAATTTGCTGCATCTTCATTTTACTATGGATGATAATTTTAGCTTATCCGACGAAGTTAGGGCACGATATGAAAGCCTTTATTCCGGCGTGTTTTATGATCGCTTTATTCGCGGCTTGTGGGTAGTTGCCGAAGGGCTTATTTATACGATGTTCGATAAGGATAAACACATCGTACCGACTGTTGAACGCCCGTACACCGATTACATGATATCGTGCGACTATGGCACACTTAACCCTACGGCGGCTGAACTGTGGGGGCGCTATGATGGCAAATGGTATTGTATACGTGAATACTACTACGACGGGCGCAAGCAGCAGCGGCAGCGCACAGACGAAGAACATTATGCAGCCGTTGAAGCGTTAGCCGGTGACCTGCCTATTAGAAAGATAATCGTTGATCCGTCGGCAGCGTCGTTTATCGAGGTCATACGCCGTCACGGGCGCTTTATGGTGGAACAGGCCAGTAACCGTGTTATCGACGGCATACGCGACGTGGCGACGCATTTAAACGCCGGTGACATTTTATTTAACGACTGCTGCAAAGACTGCATAAGCGAATTCGGCCTGTATCGCTGGGATGAAAAGGCCGCAGAAGACAGGCCGCTAAAGGTTTCAGATCACGCGATGGACAGCATCCGTTATTTCGTGCGTGCAGCATTTGCACCATCAAGATTTAGCTTTTAAAGGGGATATTATATGCCTTTATTCAACGAACCGATTGAACAAGAATTGTGGAATTACCGCATTAAAGCCAATCAGCCAATGTCCGAAGCACAGTTTTTTGCGCGTGAATTGGAGGCTTGGCGCTGCTCCGAAGCACGTAGGGAAATGCTCGACGGCGCACGGTACTACAGCGGTGATCAGGACATATTGCGCAGGCAGCGCACAAGCATAGGTGAAGACGGCCAGCTTGTAGCGGTTGATAATCTGCCCAATAACAAGATCATTGATAACCAGTATGCAAAGCATGCCGATGTTAAAAAGAATTATATAGTCGGCAAGCCTATAACGTTCGCAGGCAAAAACGAAACGTACCTTGACGCGCTTAAAAAGGTGTTGGGCACACGCTTCATGCGGACGATAAAGAATGCTGTTATTGAAAGCTTCAACAGCGGCATAAGCTGGCTGTACCCGTATTACGATAGAACGGGGCAGCTGGCGTTTAAACTGTTTCCCGGCTATGAAATCCTGCCGTTTTGGGCAGATGCGGAACACACGATGCTTGATGCGGCTATAAGGCTGTATCAGGTAGAAGTGTATTATGCAAGCGAAAAGAAAATAATCGAAAAGGCCGATATTTTTAAGCCGGACGGCGTGGCAACGTACATCTTTGAAAACGGTACGCTTACGCCAGATAGCACAAAGCAGAGCTATATAACGCTTACCGATGCCAGCGGCAGCACAGAGGGCTACAATTGGGCGCATTTCCCCTTGATACCCATAAAGTATAACGCGCAGGAAATTCCGCTCATACGCCGCTGTAGATCGTTACAGGACGCTATCAACCTGATAGAAAGCGACTTTGTAAACAACATGCAGGAAGATGCACGAAACACGGTGCTTATCCTGAAAAACTACGACGGTCAGGATTTGGGCGAGTTCCGCAAGAACATCAGCACATACGGCGTTGTAAAGGTGCGCACGGTCGAAGGCGTTGACGGCGGTGTTGATAGCCTTGAAATCACGGTAAATGCCGAAAACTATAAAACAATACTTGATCTGCTGAAAAAGTCGCTGATAGAAAATCTACGCAGCTACGATGCAAAAGACGATCGCATGTCGAATTCGCCTAATCAGATGAACATACAGTCGATGTACTCGGACATTGACCTTGATGCGAATGACACAGAGGTTGAATTACAGGCGGCATTTGAAGAAATCCTGTGGTTTGTGAACACCTATCTCGCAAGCAAGGGTCAGGCGGTCGATGCCGCCGAGAATGTAGAAGTGATATTTAACCGCGATGTACTGATAAACGAAACTGAAGCTATCAGCAATTGTGCTGCGTCCGTCGGCATCATATCCGATGATACGATAGTTTCCATGCATCCTTGGGTAAAAGACCCTGCTGCCGAGCTTAAGAAGCTTGAAAAGCAGAAGGAAGAAGCAGACCCCTACAGGGCGGCGTTTGAAATGGCGCGGAATAATCAGAACGCCGATGACGACGCGCCAATGATAGATGAAGAATGATGCATATTGGGCTAACCGCATGCGCATTCTTGAAGATGCGCTATTAGATACCGGCTATGAATACGTTCAGAACCTTGAACGCCAGTACGATAAGGCCATACGCGATATTGAAACAGATATAGCGCACTGGTATCAGCGATTTGCGAAAAACAATGAAATATCGCTGAACGATGCGCGGAAGCTGCTTAATTCGCAGGAGCTTAAAGAATTCAAGTGGACTGTCGAGGAATACATCAAATACGGCAAAGAAAACGCCGTTAACGGTGCATGGATAAAGCAGCTTGAAAACGCGTCGGCGCGAGTCCATATATCGCGGCTGGAAACTATAAAGCTTCAGCTACAGCAGCAGGCCGAAGTTTTAGCCGCAAAGCAGACGGAAGCCGCCAAGGGCGTTTCGGAGGGAGTTTATAGATCGAGCTACTATCACACTGCGTTTGAACTGCAAAAGGGCGTAGGCGTAGGCTGGACGCTTCATGCAATAGATGAAAATGTGATAGAAAAGGTGTTATCTCGTCCGTGGACGCTGGATAAGCAGACGTTCAGTGACCGTATATGGGCGAACAAACAGGCGCTTGTGAACACCGTCAATACGCAGATAACGCAGATGGTAATGCGCGGCGCTGCACCTGATAACACTATCAAGGTTATTGCCGACCGTTTCAAGGTATCTAAATCGCAGGCCGGACGGCTGGTGATGACAGAAAGCGCGGCATTCGCCAACGAAGCGCGTAAGGACTGCTTCAAAGACCTTGACGTTGAAAAGTACGTCATTGTCGAAACGCTTGACGGCAAAACATGCAGCCTGTGCGCACAGCTTGACGGCAAGGTATACCCCATGTCCGAATACGCTATAGGCGTGACTGCTCCACCGTTTCACCCGTGGTGCAGGGGCACAACAGCGCCGTACTTTGACGATATGGACGATATCGCCGAACGCTGGGCGCGAGACCCTGAAACGGGAAAGACCTACACCGTGCCTGGCAGCATGACCTATAAGCAGTGGGCGGCAAAGCAAACAGGGCTTGCAAAAAGCGTTAAACCGCTTGAAAAATCTGCGAAAAGTGGTATAATGTCTTTGCCTGATATTGAAATCGGCAAGAGTATTGGAGCAAAAGCGAAAAACTACGATATAATGGATTTGAGTACGGGCGAAATGTTTCATTTTGCTGAGGGTACGAAAATTCAAAATGTTAAAGTTTTTGCTGGAAAAGGTACGAACATCGTCTTTAGGCGAGCAAGTTTTTATGCTGAGCGATATGGTGGCAAACCCGAAGATTGGCAGCACGCTAAGGGGTTTGGGGTGCTATCTACAGCTGATGGGGATCGTGAAGCTGAAATCCATTGGGTACAATGTGCTGATATTGGCAAACATGAATTTTTCGTAAAGGAGTGGCTGGGTTGAGAGTTAAATATATTGGTACTGATTATGTGGCTTTGCCGACTGGTACAATCCGCGAAGTCCTTGCAATAGAAAAAGGTTGGTATCGTATTATGACAGAGCTTGGTGAAGACTATCTTTTCCCCAAAAGCGTTTTTGAGATAGTGGACGGCAGCGAAGCGGATGTAATTAAAAAAAGCTAACATATTTAACAATCAGTTTAAAGCATCGTTAACAGACGGTGCTTTTTTCATGCCAAAAACCAACAACTTAATGATCGAAGCGGTCAAGCGTTAATTCGCAAGGCTGCTTTTTTCATACCCATTTTACCGCGTGCCCAGCGGATAACAAGCAGGGCGGCGCTGAATACGAGGACTGGCTCGATAAAAAGGAACAGCGCAGAAAGGACGTAAACATGAAACTGCAATGGTTAAAGGACATCATAGGCGACGTTTACACGGATGATATGGACAATGCGGCGGCACAGGCTCTCGGCAAGGACTTTGTATCGCGTGCAGACTTCAACGAAAAGGCCGGTAAGGTAAAGGAGCTTGAAGCGACGGTTACACAGCTTAACGGCACAGTAAAAGACCGCGACAAGCAGCTTGAAACGCTGAAAGCATCCACCGGCGACATGGCCGCACTGAAAGAACAGATAAGCAAGCTACAGCAGGACAACGCTGACGCGGCGAAAGCCCACGCAGCGGAGATAAAGCGCCTGAAAATCGATACTGCCGTTGATATGGCCGTGGCGACCGCAAAGGCGAAAAACGTTAAGGCGGTAAAGGCGTTGCTCGATCTTGATAAAGCAGAGCTTGATGAAGACGGCACAGTCAAAGGGCTGGCCGAGCAGCTTAAGAAGCTTGCAACCGCTTCCGATAGCGCGTTTATGTTTGAAACCGGAAAGCAGCAGCAGAAATTTGACGGCTTTAAGCCGGGCGAAAAGGGCGGCGAACCTAACGGCGGCATGACGCTTGAAAGCTTTAGAAAACTGTCGCCGGTCGAACGCTTCAACTTTTCGCAGAAAAACCCCGAAGAATACAAAAAACTATATGGAGGAACTAATTAATGGCACATCAGATTTATGACAATTTTTATCTGTCGAACGAAATCGAAGATCAGTACAATTCGCACCTTGATCTACAGTCGTTCTGCACTGTAGATAACACACTTGAAGGCTCTGCCGGCATGCTGCGTAAAATCAACGTTTACAAAGCAACCGACGGTACTGAAAAGCTGGCTATGGGCGCTGGCAACACCAAAAGCATCGAAGTCAGCTATACTCCGCATGAATACCGTATTCAGCTTGCGCAGAACCGTTTTAAATACTACGACGAGCAGACCATGACCGATCCGCAACTTGTACCCGTTGGCGCAAAGCACATGGGCACTGACATGTTTAACACCGTCAACAAGGATATTTACGGCGAGTTTGCAAAGGCTACACAGGTTGCTGTTGTCAGCAAGTTTGATTTCGGCGCTTTTGCGGATGCACAGTCCATCCTTGCCCTTGAGAACCTTGAAGACGTGACTATTTTCGCGTTTGTCTGCCCCGCCGACGTGGCCGAGCTGCGCAAGGAGCTGAAGGACACCTTGCAGTATGTTGAGGCATTCGCTAAAAACGGCTATGTCGGCAGTGTGGCCGGTGTAAACATCTACACCAAGAAAGATGCAACCGCCGGTTCTATCTACATGGCAACCAAGGAAGCTGTAACGCTGTTTAACAAGAAGGGCACGGAGACCGAAACCGAACGCGACCCCAATACCCGTGAAAACAGCATCTATTCTCGTAAGTACTACATTGCAGCACTTACCGATGAGACTAAGGATGTTAAGATTTTCAAGGGCACTGCAACCGCAGCGTCTGAAACCACCGTTACCAGCGGTACTACCTATTACGCCAAAGTCGGCCTGGGTTACGTCGCAGTTACGCCCGCGAGCGGTGATAACCCGAAAACTAAGGGCTGGTATACCATCGCATAAGGAGGCGCAACATGGACATACTTTCGACCGCAAAGGAACGTTTAGCGGCGTTTGGATATAAAGTGACGGATGATGACAATTCGGCGCTTGAGTATAACATACGCCGCGCCGAAGCGTATCTGATAGCGCAGACAAATCAGAAGCAAGTGCCCGAAGGACTTGAATATGTATGGGTCGATATGGCCGTTGGTATGTTCCTTGCCGACAAGAAAGCTACAGGCGCGTTAGGCGATACATATACGTTTGATGCGCCTGTAAAAAGCGTATCGGAAGGCGATACATCGGTCACGTTTGCGATATCTGATGCAGGATCAGCCGAAGACCAGTTTAATGCGGTTATCAGTAAAATGATAAATCCCAGCGCGGAAGTAATAGCCGCGTATAGAAAGCTGGTGTGGTAAATGGCTACGCGTAAAGCAGCACTGCAAAGTCTGTGGCGCGGCGTTTGCAACGTGTATATGCAGGAATATACCGTAAACGGCAAAACAGGCAGGGACGAAGCTAAAGAGGTTCTGAAGCTTGAAAAGCAGCCTTGCCGTCTGTCGTTTGAAAGCATACAAAGCACGGGCGACGCAAACGGTGCGCCGATAATTCAGCAGTCGGTGAAACTGTTCATTGATAGTACGCTGGATATACCGGCAGGCGCTAAGATCGTCGTTACACAAAACGGCGTTACCAACGCATACGCACGTTCGGGCGAACCGGCGATATACAAATATCATCAGGAAATCATGCTGATACCGTTCGAGGATTACGCATAATGGCTAAGTGGGGAAATTGCGATTTCAGCGAATTACGGAAATACGCCGATAAGCTTGAAAAACTGACGGATGCCGACATTAACGATTTATGCGTTAAGTGCAGTCGGCAATTGGCGGCACGGTTGTTAGCACTGGTAATCCCGCGAACGCCTGTAGGCAACTACCCTGCCAGCTCCGGCAAAAAGGGCGGCACATTGCGGCGCGGCTGGACATCGAGCACGTACAACCGCGCACAAGCGGCTAACGACAGCGGCGACGCGGCAGTAAAGGCGGCAACATGGGCTAAAAATCTAAGGGTGCATAAGTCGGGTAATCTGTATACTATCGAAATTAAAAACCCCGTAGAGTATGCGTCTTATGTTGAATTCGGGCATCGCACTGTTAGCGGCGGCTGGGTCGATGGAAAGTATATGCTGACTATTTCCGAAGAACGGCTAAAGCAGATAGCGCCGCGTGTGCTGGAAAAGATGCTGTATCAGAAAATCCGCGAGGTGATAGAACATGGCTGAAATCAACACAAACATTATACTTGATGGCATAACGCTTGCCCTGCGCAAGGCGTTCCCGGATAGCATGATAACATCAAACGAAGTGAAGCAGGGGCTTAATGTTCCTGCTTTTATCGTGCGTATGGTGTCGTTTCAAACGCAGGCGCACCCGATGCAGAGGCATAAAAACCTGCCGCGCTTTGATATTATCTATTTCCCCAAAGCGAACCGGGAAGAATGCTACAGCGTTTCGGATAAGCTGTGCAAGGTGCTTGAAGTCATAGCGCTGCCGTCCGGCGATAAGGTGCGCGGCGTGGATATGTCGTCGGAAATAACGGACGATGCGTTGCATTTCTTCATATCTTACAATCACTTCGTGTATGCGCCTTACTACGATACCACAATGGATGAATTAAAAATCAAACAGGGTGAAGCAAATGAAGGATAAAAAGGCGGCAAAAGCCGCACCGATAACCTATACAAAGCAGCAGCTTCTATCATCCAAACGCTACGCAAAGCGGCGCGATCTTGTCGGTGCGCTGCTGGATGACGACGGCGAATATACAATTGATGCCGTCGATGCTGCTATTAAAAACTATATGAAAGGCAAGGTAAATTAATATGGCACTTGGTGGCGGTCTGTGGACTGTTCAAAATAAGGTACTGCCGGGTACATACATCAATTTCGCCAGCACCGCGAAAGCGTCGGCTGCACTGTCCGACAGGGGCTATGTGGCTATGCCGCTGATGCTGGACTGGGGCATTGATGGCAAGGTTTTCACTGTTACAAGCGCTGATTTTCAGAAAAACTGCCTGAAACTGTTCGGCCACAACTACAACGATGATGAAATGCTGCCGCTGCGCGAACTGTTCATGAATGCACAGACGCTGTATGCGTACCGTCTTAACGGCGGCGGCGCAAAGGCTGCTAACACGTTCTGCACGGCCAAATACACGGGCACTGCCGGTAACAAGCTGTATGTCGTTATCGCTGCAAACGCCGATAGCACAAGTATGTTCGATGTAAGCCTGTATTACGATACTACGCTGCTCGATGCGCAGACCGTAGCGGCGGCAACGGCGCTGAAAGACAACGACTTTGTTACATGGAAAACTAATGCAACGCTTGAAGTAACGACTAAAACCGCACTCAGCGGCGGCACTAACGGTACTGCCAATGCAGCGGCACATCAGGCGGCGCTTGATAAGTTCGAAAGCTACAGCTTTAACACGCTCGGTTGTCCTGTCGATGACACTACTACTGCAAAGCTGTACATGAATTATACAAAGCGTATGCGCGATGAAGTCGGCGCAAAGTTTCAGACGGTTATTTTCAACCTGTCTGCCAATGCGAAAATCGCCGACTATGAGGGAGTCATCGAAGTTGCAAGCAAGGCGGCTGATTACACGTCGAACGTTGCAGGCATCGGCCAGTATGCACTTGTTTACTGGGTCACCGGCGCTTCTGCCGGATGCGCTGTGAACAAATCCAATACCAACAAAAAATACGACGGCGAGTTGTCGATTGACGTTGACAAGACACAGGCTGATCTTGCGGCAGATATCGAAGCCGGACGTTTTGTTATGCACAACGTAAACGGCGATGTTCGCGTACTGGAGGATATAAACTCCCTCACTACCACATCGGAAACAAAGGGCGATATCTTCAAGAACAATCAGACTATCAGGGTATGCGATCAGATAGCCAACGATGCGGCGGTGCTGTTCAACACGCGCTATCTCGGTGTTGTCGCAAACGACGCGGCAGGCCGCATTTCGCTGTGGAATGATATCTGCAAGCTGCATCAGGCGCTTGAGAATATCCGTGCTATCGAAAACTTTGAACCTGATAGCGTGACTGTGGAACAGGGCGAGACAAAACGCTCCGTTCTGTGCACGATCAAAGACCTGAACATTATCAACGCGATGGAACAGCTTTATATGTCCATCGTGATTATGTAAGAAAGGGGATAAATTATGGATCGTATTCATATGGACGCGCTCGATGCGATAGCCGGTGCACAGGCCGAGGCATTTATTACGCTTGCTGACGGCAACAGATACCGAATGATAAACTTTGTATCCTTTGAAGCAAGCGCGGAGATAAATCTTGTTGAGGTTCCCATTCTCGGCAAGTCCGGCAAGGGCAACAAGCCCACCGGCTGGACGGGTACATGGTCGGGCAACGCGCAGTATAACCAGTCTGTTTTCAGGGAAATGATGCTGGAATACAAGCGCACCGGCAAACTGCCTCGCTTTGATATCCAGGTAACCAACGAAGATCCCACAGCGTCTAACGGCAGGCAGACGATCATCTTGAAAAACTGCTATTTCAAGGGCGGTACGCTTACCAAATTTGATGCCGATGCCGAGACGCTTGATGAGGATATCGAGGGCACGTTTGACGATTGGGAGATGCCCGAAAAATTCAACCTGCTTAACGGCATGCAGTAAAGAAAGGATAATACATGGCTAATTCGCTTTCCGCGTTTCTTGCTGAAAACGCAAAGAAAATTGATAACATAAAGTACGCCGTTTCCGACCGATTTGTGGACGAAAACGGCGATGCTATTGAATGGGAAGTAAAGTGCATCACGGCAGCGGAAAACGCGGAACTGCGTAAAACGTGCATGCGCACCGTTCCCGTTCGCGGCGGTCGCAAGGGACAGACCACGCAGGAATTTGACGAGGCGGCATATACCGCAAAGCTGGCTGCATGCTGCACCGTGTTCCCGAACCTGAACGACAGTGAATTACAGAATTCGTATCATGTAAGAAGCGCAGACAACCTTATTGTCGTCATGCTTACACCTGCCGAGTTTGACGATTACACCGTAAAGATAATAGAGCAGTGCGGTTTTAAAACCGGCGACGAGCTTGTTGAAGAAGCAAAAAACTAATTGATGAGGGCGACCCCGAAGCAAACTATGCTTATTATTGCCTTCACAAATTCCGCTGGGCACCGCATGTTTTTCTTGAACTGTCGCCGCAGGAGCAGGCATTTGTTATCGCGGCGATAGACCGCAAGGTCGAACAGGAAAGAAAAGAAGCGGCCAAAATAAAGAAGAAATAAGCGCCGAAGTAAACGGGGTCTGCTCCGGCGCTTCCGTTAAAAAGGGGGTCGTTATGGCCACTATCAAAACAGTATTATCGATACAGGATGCGATGACAAAGCCACTGCGCAGCATAAACAGGGCGATGAACCTTGTTATCAGCAGCATGGAGCAGATGCAGAAAGCAACGCGCAAGCCTGTTGATACAAAGGCGCTGAAAGCTGCACGTGACGAACTGGCAAAAATGGGCGCTGCTATCGATGATATTCAAGAAAAAATCGAAAGAGCCGGTAATACTACCGATAAAACAGCATCAAAATTCAGAAAAATCATGGCAGCTGTCGGCGGTGTCGCAGCTATAAAAAAAGTTGTTGAATTATCCGATAATCTTACACAGGCGCAAGGCCGAATGAAGATGCTTACCGGCAGCGACGCGGCGGCAAGCCAGAGGAATGACGCGATCTATTCACTTGCTAACCGTTCACGCGCCGGATATTTGGATACTGCCAATTTCGTTACCAACATGGGCACAAACGCCGGTGTAGGTGCAAAGGGCGCATTTGCCAATGCTGAAGAATTGTTACGTTTTTCGGAAAGCGTTAATAAGTTGTTCGTTATCAGCAACACATCAGCGGAGGGGCAAAAGGCAGCGACTTTGCAGTTAACACAGGCTATGTCATCCGGTGTTTTACGCGGCGAAGAACTCAACAGCGTATTTGAACAAGCACCGCAGATAATTCAGACTGTAGCCGACTATCTTGATGTTCCGTTAGGCAAAATCCGCAGCATGGCAGCAGATGGGCAGATAACCGCCGAAATTGTCAAAAACGCAATGCTTGCAAGCGCAAACGAAATAGATAAAAAATTCAGTAAAATGCCGTATACATGGTCGCAGATATGGACGGTTGCATCGAATGTTATATTGCGCGTTTTGACGCCGATATTCAAGCTCATCAGTGCAATAGCGCAGTTTGTAGCTAATAACTGGCCGATCATTGCGCCGATTGTATTAGGCATCGCGGCTGCTGTCGGCGTGTGGCTGATAGCGACAAAGGGTGCGGCGATGTGGACGGCTATAGTTACTACGGCAACAAAAGCATGGGCAGCTGCGCAGGCTGTATTAAATGCTGTGCTGGCGCTTAATCCTATAGCGCTTATTATCATCGGCATTATAGCGTTGATTGCACTGATAGCGGCAATTATTAATAAGGAACGGCAGGCGGCGGGCGAAACCACGTCCATTGTAGGTGCTATTTGTGGTGTATTTGCTGTTGCTGGCGCATTTATTTTTAATGCGATAACTGGAACAATTAATGCCGTTATACAGATGGTCTACTCAGCAGTAGCGCCGATTTTGTCAATAATCGAATGGTTCCTAAATGTAGCTAAAGGTGGATTTGATAGTTTTGGCGATGCAGTTGGTAATCTTATCGGGAATATAATCAGCTGGTTTTTAAATCTCGGACAAATTGTAACCAAAATTATTGATGCAATATTCGGTACTAACTGGACTGCTGGATTGGAAGCATTAAAAGGTAAAGTGCTTAGCTATGGCAAAAACAAAAATGCAATCACACTTAGCCAAACAGCGCCGACAATCAACCGCATCGGATATGGTAACGCATTTAATAGCGGTTATAATTTCGGCGAAGGTATTTCGAACAAAATAACCGGCTTGGGCGATAGCATAGGAGGCTTATTAGGGCAGGCGGCAGCCAACACAGAAGCCACTGCCGAGAATACAGGCAGTGCGGCATCTTCACTGAAAAACACAAGCGAAGATTTGAAGTATCTGCGCGATCTCGCCGAGCAGGAAGCAATCAACCGTTTCACAACGGCAGAGGTAAAAATCGACATGACGGGTATGACGAACAGAATATCATCGGACATGGATTTAGACGGTGTTCTGCGCGTCCTGACTGACGGCTTTGCCGAAGCCCTTACCGTCGCGGCAGAGGGGGTACACGCATAATGTATAGTTTCTTTTTCGATGATATGCAGCTGCCTGTTACCCCGTCGAAGCTGTCCGTTAAAATCAAGGGCAACAATAAAACACTGACGCTGGTGAACGAGGGAGATATTAATTTTCTTCGTTCGCCCGGCTTAACGGAAATCAGCTTTGAAATGCTGCTGCCGATGCTTGAGCAGTATTCTTTCGCATCGGAATATCACCAGCCTGACTACTATTTAGGCATCCTTGAAAGCTATATGACGGAAAAGAAGCCGTTTCGCTTCATCGTAAGCCGCGTATCGCCGTCAGGTGACAAGCTTTACGATACGAACATAAAAGTAAGCCTTGAAGATTACACGGTATCAGAGGACGCTACAGACGGCTTTGACGTAACTGTAAGCATAAATCTGAAACAGTATATTGACTATGCGACGAAGAAAGTAACGGTTACGAAGCCCGACAACAGCAGCAAATCAACGCTGAAAACCGAAACACCGCGTGAAACTTCCGGTAAGCCGACCGCAAAGACCTATACCGTAAAAAGCGGTGACTGCCTGTGGACTATCGCAAAGAAGTATTACGGCAACGGTGCACAGTACACGAAAATTTACAATGCCAACAAGGACAAGATCAGCAATCCTAATCTGATCTACGTAGGGCAGGTGTTGACTATCCCGTGAAAGTTGACATTTTGATACAGCGTGACAGCACCATCTATTATCCCATTGTTGCCGAAGACGTAAAGCTTACGTGGGAACGCAAGGGAACGCCCGGCAAGCTGACATTTTCCGTTGTAAAGGACGATGTGATATCCTTTGCCGAAGGCAACCCGGTAAAGTTGACAATTGACGGTATTGATCTGTTCTATGGCTTTGTATTTAAAAAAAGCCGTTCGGGTACGTCGCCGAATGTGATTGAAGTTACCGCATACGATCAGCTGCGATACTTCAAAAATAAAGACACCTACGTTTATTCCAACAAAAAGGCAAACGAAGTAATCCGCATGATAGCCGATGACTTTAATTTAAAAGTCGGAACGCTTGAAGATACGGGATATGTTATCGGTTCACGCACCGAAGATGATAGTACGCTGTTCGATATCGTACAAAACGCGCTTGATGAAACGCTACAGGCAAAAACAAAGCTGTATGTACTGTACGACGATGTGGGAAAGCTGACGCTAAAGAACATCGAGAGCATGAAGCTTGATTTGCTGATAGACGCTGATACTATCGGCGATTATTCGTATACCACATCGATCGACGATCAGACGTACAATCAAATCAAGATAACGTTTGAAAATAAGGATAGCGGCAAGCGCGAAGTATTCATTGCAAAGGATAGTGCTAACATAAACCGATGGGGTCTGCTGCAATACACCGACAGCGTTGAATTATCCACATCGGGCGCGGCAAAGGCCGAAGCGCTGTTGAAACTGTATAATTCGCTGACACGCACGTTATCCGTATCAAACGCGCTTGGTGATATCCGTGTGCGCGGCGGCTCAAGCGTCATTGTAAAGCTGGGGCTTGGCGATATCAACGTGCAAAGCTATCTGATGGTTGAGAGTGTGACGCACAATTTCACGAACGGCCAGCACCTAATGGATTTGAAATTGAGAGGTGGACAATTTGTCAGCTGATTTTGCACCGTTTCTGAACGACGTAAAACGCGCAGCGGTGGAGGCGGTTAAAGCATCAAAGCCGTTTGCGCTCGTGCTGGGCACTGTAAACAGCGTATCGCCGCTTAAAGTGCAGATAGATCAGAAGCTTGAGTTGACGTCGGCGCAATTGATGCTTACAAACGCCGTGCGCGATCACTCCGTATATATCACGCCGGAGGGTGGCGAAAAGAAAAAATACAAGCTGCATTACGGCCTGAAAACGGGCGAACGCGTTATACTGCTGCGTGCCGACGGTGGGCAGAAATTCATAATTTTAGATAGGGTGGTGACACCGGCATGATACCTGTTGTTGATGATGAACTGTTGACACTGGAAGACGAAACACAGCCGTCATTGACCTACGTGCTTGATGCCGAGAACGGGAGAATACGCGGCAAGGTGGACGGCCTTGAAGCGGTAAAACAGGCCGTGTATCTGATACTGAGCACAGAACGTTTTGCGCACCTAATTTATTCATGGAACTACGGCGCGGAGCTTGACGGCTTTATAGGCCAGCCGAAGGAATACGTTTTATCGGAAATCAAGCGCCGCATAAGCGATGCGCTGTTACAGGACGACCGCATAACGGCGGTTGATAATTTCAAATTTGAAACAAAAAAGAACGCTGTGCATGTGATATTTACCGTGCATAGCGTTTTTGGCGAAACGGAGGTGACTACGGATGTACGAAGATAAAACCTATGAAGCGATATTGCAGGAAAAGCTTGCACGCGTCGCGTCGTATTTGGATAAGCGCGAGGGGTCTATAATTTACGACGCCCTTGCGCCGAATTCGCTTGAAAGCGCAATGCTGTATATCGCGCTGGACAGCGTTCTAAACGAAACGTTTGCCGATACCGCAAGCCGCGAATACCTTATAAAGCGCTGTGCGGAACGCGGAATAGCGCCGCTTCCTGCAACATACGCGGTCGGCGTGGGCGTGTTCAATATGAACGTGCCCATTGGAGCGCGTTTCAGCTGCGATAAATACAACTGGGCTGTTACCGAAAAGATTGAAGATAACAAATTCTATCTTACCTGCGAAACGGCAGGAGCAGACCCCGGCAACTATTTAGGCCAGCTGATACCCATTGACTACATCGACGGCCTGACGGCGGCGGCGCTGACAAGCATCAGCATAAACGGCGAGGATGAGGAAAGCACCGACGCACTGCGCGCACGATATCTGAATAGCTTTAGCAATCAGGCATACGGCTTTAACCGAAGCCAGTACATCGACGTTACCGAAGCACTGCCCGGCGTGGGCGGCTGTAAGCCCTACAGGGCGTGGAACGGCGCAGGAACAGTGAAGCTTGTTATCACCGACAGCAACTATCAGCCGCCGTCTACGGCGCTTGTAAGCACCGTGCAGACGACTATAGATCCCACGCAGAACAGCGGCGACGGCATGGGGCTTGCGCCCATCGATCACGAAGTCACCGTTGTCGGTGCGACGGGGACGACGATAAACATCTTTACCACGCTGACATTCCAAAGCGGCTGGAATTTATCCGAATGTGAACCTTACATTGAAGCGACGCTGGATAAATACTATTCAGAGCTTAATGCTACATGGGCGCAGGAAAGCAACCTGATAGTCCGCATAGCGCAGATAGAAGCGCGGCTGCTTGCCGTTCCCGGTATCGTGGATATCACCGGTACGAAGATAAACAATCAAACCAGTAACTTAACGCTGGATAAGGACGCTGTAGCAGTCAGGGGGCTTTTCAGCAATGCGCAACTTTAATAATTTACGCACTATCGATCTGAAAGAGTATTTACCCGGCGTTTTGAAGGACGTTGCGGAAATCCGCGCCGTCATGGATACGGAAACGCCGGAGATGCAAGCCCTATGGAATGCCGCCGAAGCCTGCATGAACGATCAGTTTATACAAACAGCTACCGAAGATGGCATAGCACGGCGAGAAAGCATGCTTGGCATATCGCCGTATGCGTCCGACACGCTCGATGACAGGCGTTTCAGGCTGCAAAGCCTGTACACTGAAAACGTGCCCTACACGCGGCGCAGCCTGAAAAACTGGCTTGAAACGCTGTGCGGCGAGGGTGGCTATGTGCTTACTATCACAACTTCAAATTTCAATGTTGATGTAAAAGTCGCGCTGGGCGTAAAGAAGCAGGAAAACGTGATACGCGAGACGCTTGAACGCATGCTGCCGTACAACATGACCTTTTCCGTCAGCTTGCTTTATAACACATGGGGCAGCGCGAAAACAAAGACCTGGGGCAGCGTGAAAACCAAGACATGGCAAAATCTTAAAGAGGAGGTATCTGCCTGATGGCTGCATATACCACCAATTATAATCTGAAAAAACCGGCTGACAGCGATTTTATCAATATCGCCGATTTAAATGGCAACGCAGATATCATCGACGAGGAATTGAAAAAACGGCCTGTTGTCGGCGAAGACGGCAAACTATCAGACAGCCTGCTGCCGGATTTAGCGGGCACCTACGAAGAAAAAGGCGCAGCAGAAGCGGCGGTAAACGCACACAACACAAGCACAAACGCTCATAACGATATCCGCATCGAACTCGGCAAAAAAGCGCCCGTCCCCATCATTGGCACCGCGCCGCCGACGACCTCAACCGTCGGCGTTGTCGGCCAGGAGTACATCGACACGGCGGCAAAGCTTGTTTATCACTGCACAGCGGCGGCGGCTACGGGGTATACGTGGATATCAGCCGACAAAAACTTGCAAGACACAAAGCAGGACAAATCCACAGCTATCACCACATCGAACATAGCAAGTCAAACCGTCAACAAGGCGAAGTATGCAACCGACGGTGTAGCGGTCGGAACGCCTGCACTGCGCAATCAGTATTTTGCAAGTGCGGAAGCAACGCCGACTGTAAACGGCCAGATATGCTGGGTGTACGGCTAAGGGGGCGCGGATATGGCATCATTACCAAGCGGATATACAAAGCTTGATTATATCGAAAGCAGCGGCACACAGTACATTAATACTGGTGTGAGCAGCTTCCCCACACAAAAGACTCGTGTAATTCTTGATGTGGACTGGCTGTCAGGTCTGGGCTGTTATTTTGGATGCTTTAAATCAGGGCTTGGGTGGTATGTTGAAGCAATTCAGCCAACCAAGATTAGATCGGGTTACTTGAGTGAAAGTAAGTCAGCGGACATAGCTACAGTAATCGGCCGATATACAGTAGAAAAAAACGGTGTCTCCACGAACGTAAACGGAGTAAAAATACAGCATGCCTCGGCGAGCAGCGCTACTTCAATTTCAATATGTCTTTTGGCGTGCGGTGGCAGCTCAGAGGTGTCCGATATTGCAGAGGCGGCAAGAATTTATTCGTGCAAGATTTATTCAAACTCAGCACTTATCAGGCAATTCGTGCCCTGCAAAAATTCCTCCGGTGAAGTCGGCCTATACGATGAAGTAAACAACGTATTCTATGGCAATGCTGGTACAGGCGTGTTTATTGCAGGCCCAGAAGTACCTATCAGCGGTTCTAGCGGTGGGGGCAAGCATAAAACCTTAATCGCCGGTACGTCTTACGGTATCAAAGGCGGTAGAACATTAATCGGCGGCACAGGCTATGACATTAAGAAAGGCCAAACGCTTATCGGCGGCACGGGGTATGATATCAAGTTTGCAACGCCCTTAGCAGAACTGCCCGAAGGCAGCATCATCAAGCTAAACGAAGATGATACACCCGTAGAATTCTATGTTGCAAAGCACGACTATGAGAGCGACTTGAACGGTGCAGGAAGAGCGCTGCTTGTACGCAAAGATTGTTACGCTTCATATAATCTTGCGAACTATAGCAGCCTCAGCAATTATTTTCCTGATACCGACGTTTACAAAGTGCTAAACGGGACATATAAAGTCAAATTAGATGCAGCAGTACGAATTGCGATGGGTACAACGTCATTCAAGACGGTGCAAACCTATACGACGACAGGCTCAGCAGGTACTTTCGTACATGGGAGAATGACTACCGTGTCTGCGGCTGTTTTCGCATTATCAAAAACCGAAATTAATAATAGCCTTAGCTACAATTTGTCCGAAGGTACACAACTGCCTATATCCGATACGTTGAAAACAGCACTTTTCAACGGAGAAGATGTAAACTGGATTACAAGAAGTTCGTCAGAAATGAACAGAATATATGTTATTACTTCAAGCGGGTCGGTTTCGGGTGTGTATTACCATCAAAATTCAGATAACTACTATATGCGCCCGGTTTTCACTCTGCCCGAAACGATGGAAGTTGACGGCGATTTCAACCTAATCGCAGCATGAAAGGAGACACAATGACCTACATCAAAGTAAACAACACACTATACCCAGCGAGAATAGACGGCAGGATAGGCGACTACGAGTGGAACAGGCGTGACACGAAGTCTATCACGCTCTCCATGACTTACGCCGAAGTGCTTGCGCTGCTGCCGGATAACACGCCGTGGAGCATCGTGCAGAAAGACACCGTGCAGAAGATAGGCGAGGACGGTCAGCCAAGGGTTGACGACAGCGGCAATCCCGTAACAGAAGAAGTCACCAACGAATACGACAACAGCGAATACAACATGAGCGGCGTTATCCGCGATAACCGCGACGGCACTGTTACCATCAAAATGGGCAAGCCGACGGAGATAGAAAACATCCTTAGTGAGCTGGAAAGCGAGGTAAACTAATGACTGACGAAGTACGCGCAAGAGTAGATACCCTCAAGGAGGGCATAGCAACGCTGAAAACCGTTTCCGACACGATAGCGGAGGTCGGAATAACGATCGAGGACAAGCCCACGGAAATGCCGTCGAGACCCGGCTACAAGTGGGTTCCGCATCAGGCGGCGGCATGCGGCGCTATCACGTGGATTGAGACCGAGAGCGAGGACAAGACCGGCACGGCAGAGCAGCCTATTACCTTCACACCGGGCATGACGGTTTACCCGAACTACTACTACACCGACGGCACAACGCGCTATGTCTGCGTACAGGGCGGCAATCCCGATACCATCGGCGAGGGCGAGTATTTCACGGAGTTTTAAGGGGAGGATAAGCTATGAACATTACCCCGAAACAGGTGCTCACACTTGCGACAAAGTACATAGGCTATAAGGAAAAGGCGTCGAACAAGGACTTATACAGCTTTGAGGATAACGCCGGGCGGGGCAACTTCACGATGTTTCAGGCCGAGCTTGATAAGGCGAAGTTCTGGAACACGCCGAAGAACGGCTATGAATGGTGCACAAGCTTTGTAGCGTGGTGCTTCTGGCGCATTGCAGGCAGCGAGGCAAAGGATATTCTGTGCCTTACCGGACCATACGGCGCAAGCTGCGTAAGCTGGGCGAAATACTACGCGGCACAGGCGAGGCTTTTCACTAAGCCGCAGGTCGGCGATCAGTATTTTCAGCGCGACAGCCGCGACGGGCTGCCATGCCACACGGGCATTGTCGAAAGCGTGAGCGGCAATACGTTCATTACCATAGAGGGCAACTACGGTAATGCCGTGCAGCGCGTTACCCGGTATCTCGGCAGCACGGTCTACGGCTTCGGCAGGCCGAAATATACAGCAGAAAGCGAGGATGAAGAAATGGTCAGATGGAACAAAATCGAGGATGTGCCGGAGGGCTTTTACAGAGATACCGTCAGGCAGCTTATGCAGGACGGCATAATCAAGGGCAAGGGCGGCGGCGTGCTCGACCTGACGGAGGATATGCTCAGGGTGACGATATATAACAAAAGAATGATTGAAATGATGTTGGAGAAATAAAGTATGGCAGAGAGCATAATAGTCGCTATCATAACGGGCGTTTTAACGCTTGTCGGCGTACTTATCAGCAACAGCAAATCACAGGCGGTAATGGAAACAAAGGTGATCGAGCTTACACGAGAGGTTCGGGAGCATAACAAGTTTGCAAAGCGTATGCCTGTGGTAGAGGAACAGATTAAGGTAATCAACCATCGCATAAGCGATCTTGAGGACGACATGAAAAATCATCATCATTAACAGGAGGCACATTTATGAAAATCAACTGGACTGTAAGACTTAAAAACAAAACCTTTTGGCTCGCGCTCGTTCCGGCGGTGCTGCTGCTTATTCAGGTAGTGGCGGCGGTGTTCGGCATCGATCTCAAGCTTGACGCGCTGGGGGACAAGCTGCTAGCCGTTGTAAACGCGCTGTTCGCGGTGCTTACCATTCTTGGCGTAGTCACAGACCCGACGACCGCCGGAGTAAGCGACAGCAGACAGGCTATGGAGTACGATAAGCCGAAGTGTGATAAGTAATCCCTTGTAAACCATAAAACGGAGGCTGTTTGATGACTGCAACCATCAAAGAATTTTGCCGGATAAACGGCATTGACGAAGCATCGGCAAACCTTGCCGATATCATCTATGAAGCTTTGATAGGCGGTGACAATGGAAGCCTTGAAAGAAATAGCGCAGCCGAAGCGAAAATGCAAGCTGCAATTTCCAACGGCATTGCGCGAACAGCTGATAGCTGAATGCGGCTTTACGCTTGAAGAAAAGACGATACTTAATTTACGCGCCGACGGATTATCCATCATCGAAATAGCCGACCGGCGGCATTGCAGTGTTGAAACGATCAACCGGCGTATACGCAGCATCAAAAACAAAATAGCGGACATAGTTAAAGGGTAGCGCATTATGCGTTACCCTCTTTTTTTATGACACATTATCGCCCTGTAACTGACACGTTACGGGGCGTTTTTTATGCGATGATTTAGGCAGAAAAAACAAAAGGGGGTTAACCCATGAATGGAATGTATGGTTATGGAAACGGCTACGGATATGCACCGTCCTACGCGCCGCAGATGGGCGCAGGAGCGCAGATGCCGCAAAGGTGCCAAGTTATCAAGGTAAACGGCAGAAACGGCGCTGACGCGTTCAGGATGGCCGCTGACAGCTCGGTGCTTCTGCTGGATGAAAACGATCCTATAGTGTGGCTGAAAACGACCGACGGCGCAGGTTATCCTACGATAACGCCGTACTCTATCGCGCCTTATCAGCCAGTGCCCGAAGTGAACGTAAACGATCTTGAAATCAGAATAAAACGACTGGAGGATATGTTAAATGGCAAATCCGATGATGCAGATGTTAGGGCAAAGCGTGGGAAAGCGAATGCCGAATAACCCTATTGCAATGATAGCTGAATTTCGCAAGTTTGCGCAGGGCATGACACCCGAAAAAGCAGGTGCGGAAATCGAAAAGCTTCTAACATCGGGGCGAATGACGAAAGAACAATTTGAAGAATTAAAAGAACAAGCAAAATTCTTCATGCAGTTTCTGAAATAGGCCGGGTCGACACGGTTTATTATAAAAAATCTACGAAAGGAGAAAAACGATGGATAATTACAGTTTATCCGATCTTGCATCCGTTGTAGGCAACAAAGATAACAACGGTTTCGGCTTTGGCAGTGGCGGTTTGCTGCTTGTGGTTGTACTGTTCCTGTTCTTTATGATGTTCGGCGGCTTTAACCGCGCCGGTGATTATGGCCAGTATGCAACCGCTGCATCACAGCAGGAGATTCTTTTCGGCCAGCAGTTTGGCCAGCTTAATGATCGCCTTACCAGTATCGGCAACGGCATTTGCAATCTTGGCTACGATGTGCAGGGCAACATAGGCCAGCTCGGTAAAGAGATGGCGCTTGCTCAGAATGGCACAAACATGACCATTATGCAGACCGGCAACAGCATCCAGGCACAGCTTGCCGATTGCTGCTGCAAGACACAGCGCGCCATCGACGGCGTTAACGCAAATCTTGAAGCGAAGTTCGCAGCGCTTGAAAAATCGCAGCTTGAACAGCGTATTGCCGAACAGTCGGCGCGTATTGCCAGCCTTGAAATGGATAACCGTATGTATGGCGTAGTTCGCTATCCCAACGGCTATACCTACAACGCCGGTATGTCCCCGTTTTGCGGCGGCGGTTGCTGTGCATAACCCTAAATGATTATCCGCTTTAACAGCGTTAGCCCGTGTGGTAAACGCTGCACGGGCTTTAATATTAATAAATTAAGAAAGGAATTATAATTATGGCTTGCAATTCTAAACTGAAAAACGCACACTATAAAAGTGCACAGAACGCATATAACAACACCGCGCAGACCTTTGTAGCTGCCGGTACGCCCGTTAACGTGCTGGGCATTCTGAACACCGACACCGGCTGTTCGATAGATACCGTCACAGGCGGCTTTGTAGTCGCGTCCAGCGGCCTTTATCACATCAGCTATGATGTTGTATTCACAGCTGACGCAGCCGGTACAGCCGAGCTTAAAGCCTTTAAAGATACCGTCGCGCTGCCTTGCGCTGATGCACAGGTAACGACCGTAGCGAACAACATTTACACACTGCACATCGAAACCACAATTTATATCCCCGTATGCTGCAATAGCGCTCCCACTATCAGCGCGGCCATAAGCGGCATAGCAGGTACAATCAACCACGTTTGCGCAAGCATGGTGAAGCTGGCATGAAAGATAAAATTAAAGCTTACAAAGAAAAGCTTGAAAATGCCATATCTGAATACATGGCCTCACCGTCTACAGAACGGACGTATCAGGCAGTGCATGGCATGGTAGATTGCTGGGAAGCTATCGACAGCATGGAACAGTGTCTATGCCGCACAGGTAAATTTACTCGTGACGACGCGGAGGCATGGAACGCTAAAATGCTGAACGACGACGGCACGACCGGCGGGCACTGGACGATCGCGCAGACAACGGCAGTCGCACAGTCTATCGGCGTTAAATTCGACCACATAACCGATTATTGCTGGAACGTAGCAATGAACATGATGTATTCGGATTACTGCACCGTCGCCAACAAATACAACGTAGGCACACCCGAATTTTACGCTTGCATGGCAAAGGCGTTTCTGTTCGATAAAGATGCGAAAAGTCCCAATGCAAAGATGGCGGCGTATTACTTCGGGATTGTAGATGCGGAATAATGGATGTCTGTAATACGTCTGTAATAGACGGCATTTTTTCGGCGTTTCGGGCGATTTTTATTAAATTTTGCCATGAAATATAGTAACTTTTACAGCAAAAACAAAGCGTTAAAACGCTAAAAACGCAAAAATAGTCAACAATTTAGAGAAAATAATAAAAACGTTTATTTGAATGGCATTCAAGAGGTCAGCGGTTCGATCCCGCTTATCTCCACCAACAACG